AACATCGAAACTGGCGAACAGAAAACTTTTAGTTCTATGAATAAAGCGGAAAAAGCTTTTGGATTCAGTGAAGGCTACCTTAGAGACAAGACCAAAGGCGGTAGATGTTATATCGGAAATGGTTGGGAGTTTAGGCGGGGTGATTGAATGCTACTCACGGATTACTTTTTAAAGGAGATCGAAACGTACAAAAAAGGCCAGGTACGTGAACAAACATACGACAAATACCAGGCTAACTGCCGGTTTGTAGCTGAGAATTTCCCGAATTTGATCTTGGAGAAAATGACCGCGGATGACTACCAGCAAATCTTGAATGAGTACGGCAAAACGCGAGAAAAAGCAACGATTACCGATTTCCATCATCAATTGTCGTGGGCGCTTAAACGAGCATACAACGCAGACGGGCTATTAAAGCGTGACGTTACCTTTGACGCAAAAATCCCAAGGGGAAAGCCTCCGGGCGTCAAAAAGCCAAAATTTATAGAAATCGAAGACATGCAAAAGTTGGTCAAAGAGCTTAAACACGAGAATACATCTGAGGCGAACTTTTTTCTGATATTGTTGAAAACTGGGCTGAGATTTGCTGAGGCACTAGGCATCACGCTTAACGATGTCGACTTTGACAAAAAGACAGTCACTATCAACAAAACCCTTGACTATAAAAAACATCGGGAAGGAACGAGGTCTTTTGTACCAACCAAAAACAAGTACTCGGTTAGAACGATCGTTGTAGATGACGCCGTGCTGTATATGCTGTGGAAAAATGCAAAGGGTGCTGATCAGGACGAGAGCATTTTCTACAAAATAAAGGGGTTTCAGTATAACTCTACACTTAACAATTGGCTAAAAAGAGCGTGTCAAAAAGCTGGGGTGCCCGAGGTAACGCTACACGGGCTGAGGCACGAGCACGCAACTTATTTGGTGTCGCAAGGGATTAGTAGTATGGCGGTAGCAGAGCGGCTAGGGCATGCAGATGATTCTGTCACAAGAGCGGTGTATATTCACCGACTGGAAACGGAAAGAGCACGAGATAGCAAAGAAATAGCACAGAAAATTGCAAGTTTATGAGGAGATGAGATAATGGTTAAATTTGATGTTAAAACTGTAAATGATTTGCTGGGGATCGATGACGCATTTAAAGCGCCTGGCAGGCTGATGGAGGTTTTGCTTAAAAGAGAAGAGCGTGAGAAGTTATTTAGAAACTTTCTAAAAATCGACACTAATTTAGAGTACGACTGGTTTCATGAATACTTTGAAACTGAGCAAGCTGAAAGAAAATCGAAGAAACAGGATTTTACGCCTGGTGCGGTTGCAAAACTGGCTAACTCGATTGCTTGTGAACCGGGGCAGACTGATTACTACGAAATGGCAGCGGGCACCGGAGGCATGATGATAGCCCGTTGGGTCTATAACATCAAAGAAGATCCGGCGTTTATGAATAAAAGAAAAGACAGCATGGTTAACGATGTTCTAACGTCCAGCATTTTCACGTATGATCCGCAAACGTATTGGTATCATCTTGAAGAACTATCAGACAGGGCAATCCCGTTCTTGCTATTCAACGCAGCTATCAGAGGCATAAATGCGGCGGTTATTCAATGCGATTCCTTAAGCAGGAAAGCCAAACGGGCATTTTATGTAATGAACAATAGCGACGATTTTTTAGCATTTTCCGATATTTTGGAAGTTCCTAAAACTGATAAATTTGCAAAATTCTTTAACGTGGAGTGGGATTTAGATGAGGAAGAATGACGATGACAGATAAAATTAACAAATATAATCACCCGCAGCGTTACACGGGCGAAGATGGCAAAGACTTAATCGATCGCTTTGAAGAAGGACTGATTCCTGAAGAACAAGTGAGGGGATTCCTGAAAGGGAATGTCTTGAAGTACCTGGTAAGATACGAAGACAAAGGCGGCATGGATGATTTAATCAAAGCGCATGAATATCTGACCAGGCTGATTGCGTTTGAGGACGGAGGAGACAGCGATGATTAAAACAATGTTTGGAGAGGTAGTATCGGAGTTTGACGATTGCGTAGTTATTGACCGCAGAGGTATTCCGGTTTGGCTGACTAAAGAGGAATTCGAAATAATCAAACTTCCTAAACTCAACGAAGACGAGCGGAAATATTATGACGAGTTAAAGAGAGTAAAGAATGGCGATAAAAGAGGAATGGTGTCACATGTAAATTTTGACATTATGAATTTGGGCTTGACTTTTGGACACGGTGGTTATTACAGAGTTATCGAAGCAATCGTAAAAGGCGGCTATAACCACTAGCAAGACGTGGGAATTAAGGCAGGGAGTGATGCTATGCGCACTATATCGACAGACAACGAGTTTCGACAAAACAAAGCGTTTTTGATACGATATCGAATTTTAAGCGAGAAAATCCGGCGGCTGGAAGACAAGCTGGCACAGATAGACGAGGATATGGCAGCGCTTAAATCGCCTAAACTAACCAGTGAACCTAAAGCGTCGGTACGTATCACGCTTGACGATAAGCTGATACAACACGATGAACTGGAAGAAAAGATCAATACGCTGCTAAAGCACATGCGCCGGATTAGATGCGAGATTACGCAGTGCATCGATGCATTGGATAATCAACGCCAAGCCGAGGTACTGGACCGGTACTATATCGGCGGTATACCTCTTGAGGGAATTGCATACGAAATGAATTACACGCTGAGCTATATTACGAAACTGTATATCAACGGTACGAAGTCAATCGTTATAAAGTAGTGTATAATCAGTGTACAATCGGTAACATTAGAATCATGCTAAAGTGTAAGGTGTTAAAGAGTACGGAATTGTCCGTACTCTTTTTATTTTATTTTTAATTCGGAAAGAGAGGCGGTGGTATATGTGACTGAAAAGAAGAAAAAACTGACGGCTAAGCAAAGTACATTTATTGACGCCTACTTAGGCGAAGCTAAGATGAACGCTGCTCAAGCCGCACGCATTGCCGGTTATAAGCATCCCGAAACTCAGGGCGCCGAAAACTTGCGAAAACTTAGGCCATACATTGACGAGGTTATGAACAAGCGCCACAGTAACGCCATCGCAACTCAAGAAGAGATACAGAAATTCTTTACGTCTGTTTTGCGTGGTGAGGTCAAAGAAGAGGTCGTATCAAATAGTGGCAAAATCTTGGAAGTACCGGCAAGCACCAAAGACCGGCTCAAAGCGGCAGAATGCATGGGCAGAGCGTATGGCATGTTCACGGAGCGTAAAGAGATCAGCGGAAATCTCAACATCGAAATTGGAATGGGCGATTATGATGAAGACGACTAGTGAACAATGGAAAAGGATAAAAGGCCATCCCCGTTATTTAGTTAGTAATTACGGGAATGTTTATAGCGAGTATAAAAACGGCTTGTTAAAACAAATGAAGGACGCCTATGGCTATGCTCAAGTTAACTTGAACCGCCATCCTAAGAAAGTGCATCGCTTAGTAGCAGAAGCTTTCATCCCTAATCCTGAAGAGCTGCCTGAAGTGAACCATAAGGACGAAGATAAAAGCAACAATCGGATTGATAACCTTGAATGGTGCACCAGCAAATACAACATGAATTATGGAAATGTAAAGGGAAGATCATTCCTTTCTCAACAACTGCATAATACTTGGAAAATATATCAATACGATTTAAACGGAAACTTAGTTAAAATATGGGATTCAGCACGGGAAGCAGACAGAAATGGATTTAATCGCAGAAGCATATGTCGTTGTTGTGATGGCGAGATCAAATCTTTCAAAGGATATGTATGGTCAAGACAAAAGAAGGTGATGCCATGCCAAACATCAATTTAAATTTTCCGAAACCAAATAAAGTTTTTAACAAGCAAATCTTTGACAACTTATTTGACTACAGTCATTTCATTGAGGTTTGGTATTGACTTATGGCGGTGCATCGTCGGGGAAGTCCCACGGCGTCGTGCAGAAGGTTGTACTCAAGGCACTCAAGAAATGGCCGTACCCGCGCAAGATTTTATGGTTGCGCAAAGTTGACCGCACAATCAAGGATTCTATTTTTGCGGACGTTCTCGACTGTCTGTCAACGTGGCGGCTGCTGCCGCTTTGCAAAGTAAATAAGTCAGACCGCACGATTAATTTACCTAATGGTGCGGTTTTTCTTTTTAAAGGAATGGACGACCCGGAAAAAATCAAATCAATCAAAGGCTTGTCTGATGTGGTCATGGAAGAAGCCAGTGAGTTTACGCTTGACGATTATACGCAGCTGACGTTGCGTTTGCGTGAACCTAAGCACAAAAACCGGCAACTGTTTTGTATGTTTAACCCGGTTTCCAAAGTCAACTGGACGTACAGGCAGTGGTTTGCACCCGACAGCGTATATGACCATAACCGTGTTGCCGTGCATCATAGCACGTACAAGGATAATCGCTTCCTTGACGCAGACAACATCGCGACGATTGAAGCGCTAAAGCGTACTAACCCGGCCTACTACAAGATTTACACGCTTGGCGAGTTTGCAACACTTGACAAGCTTGTTTTCCCGACATTTGAACGCAGGCGTCTGCATCCCGACAAGCTGACGCAGTACCCGTCTCTGTTTGGCCTTGACTTTGGTTATATCAACGATCCGTCGGTTTTTATTCACGTTAAAGCTGATGTCAAAGGCAAACGGTTATACGTGCTTGAGGAGTACGCCAAAAAAGGCATGCTCAACAATGAGATAGCCGAGATTATCAAGCGGCTAGGCTACAGTAAAGAAATCATTACGGCTGATGCTGCTGAAAAGAAATCCATTGCCGAAATCAAGCGGTGTGGAATTGCTAGAATCAAGCCGGCAAAGAAAGGCCCCGATAGCATTATTCAGGGCATCGGCTTTCTGCAGCAGTTTGAATGGGTAGTCGATGACAGGTGTGTCAAGACAATCGAAGAACTGGAAAACTATACCTACCAGAAAGACCGACAAACAAACGAGTATATCAACAAGCCGGTTGATTCTTACAACCACTGTATTGACGCCATCAGATACGCTGTTGAACCAATCAACGGTAGTGGAGCGCCAAAAGCAGTGGGCATGCGCAATATTTTTATTTAAGGGAGTTGAGAGAGTGGCAGAATTATACAGATTAGAAAACGGCATTTTGATTTATCCACAGAATGTGGAAATCACGCCCGCAGTTATCCACAATGCGGTATATGGTGCCGGTGTCTTAGGCAGTGCAGCAACGGGGCTGACGGATTACAAGGCCAAAATGTGCATGTATCTTGGCGACCATGACATTTTGCATAAGCCGGCTGATATGCAGCGCACTGGTCCGGATAACAGATTGGTTGCAAACGTGGCCAACTATCTTGTAGACACGTACAACGGCTACTTTATGGGCATCCCGCCTAAAATCACGCTTGATAACGAGCAGCAAAACGATTGGCTGCAAGACTGGAACGATACCAATTCTTTTCAGGATAAATTAAACGAGATCAGCAAGCAATGTGATATTTACGGCCGTTCGTATGCTCTCGTTTATCAAGACGAGGACGGTTATACGTGTTTGACGGTTATCCCACCGACCGACGGTGTGATGATCTATGATGACACGATTAATCACGGACGGCTTGCTTTTATTCGCCATTGGTCAACGCAGGGCGACCAGGGCACGCAAAACATGGCTGAGGTGTACACGGCAGATGCAATCACCACGTACAGTGATACCCGCATGATTGATGAACGACCGAACGTTTACGGTGTAGTACCGGCAGTTGAATTTTTTGACAACGAGGAAAGGCTAGGCTTATGTGACAACGTGGCAACGCTGATCAACGAGCTTAACGACACATTATCGAGCAAGCAGAATCAGATTGAATACTTTGACAATGCCTATCTATCAGTGTTAGGGCTTAATCTTGACGCAGACGGTGACGGTTTGCCGGATATCGATTTGCAGACGCAGCGCATGATTTACAGTCCCGATGCCGACGCGGTAAATGCAAAGATCGAGTTCTTGTCAAAGCCTGACGCTGACGGTATGCAGGAACATCAAATCGACCGCCTTACTAATCTTATTTATCAGATTGCAAAGGTGCCTAACCCTAATGACGATAATTTTAGCGGCAATGCAAGCGGCGTGGCCATGCAGTACAAGATGTTGTCGATGCAGAATATGGCGGCAAGTAAAGAACGCAAATTTACACGCTCTTTGCGCAAACTATATCGGGCAGTTTTCAGTTTGACCAATTGGGCTGACGCGTGGCGTGACCTCAAATTCAAGTTCAACCGCAACTTGCCTAACAACTTGTCGGAGGAAGTCACGGACGCAAAGAACCTTGAGGGGGTGGTCAGCAAGGAAACCCAGTTATCTGTTTTGTCTATTGTCGATGATCCCAAAGCAGAAATCGACCGCATGGGCAAGGAAGATGAGCAGAAAATGCAAACGGCTATCAGCGTTGTTGATATGCAACGTGGCCAAGACGTAGGCGGTGACGAAGATGAGCAACAAGGCGTATTGGAACAACAGAGATAAAGCCCGCTTTGAGTATATCCGCCAGAATTTGACTGATGACAAGGCTTTTAACGCAAGCCTTGAAAAATACTATCAGCGCACGATAGACGCGATTAACAAGGATATCCGAAGCGAACTGCAAAGCTTTGCCACCCGTGACGGGGTGAGCCTGGCCGAGGCACGCAAGAAGGTATCTAAAGCTGATATACGGCAGTTTGAAACAGAGGCTAAAAAGGTAGTTAAAGAAGCCGACCAAATGCGCAAAAAAGGCAAACACGTCAGCTACTCTGATTTTTCAGATGAAGTCAATGAACGTATGAGATTGTACAACGTCACAATGCGGATTAATCGCCTTGAATACCTTAAGTCGATTATCGGCGTGCGTTTGATTGAGTTAGGTGTGGATATCAACGCTGAACTCAATGTCAAACTTGACGAGGACACGCGTAAAGAATTTGAACGCCAGTCGGGCATCTTGGCGGGTGCCGGCATGGCCGATGGCATGAATTGGTGGACTGAAGAAAATGTACAGAAAATCATCATGAGTAACACGCGCAGCGCCAGCTTTTCAACCCGTATTTGGTCAAATATGGATATACTTAAGTCGGAATTGGAAAAGCAACTGTCAAGAGTACTGATCAGCGGAGAGAACCCGAAAGCAACCGCTAAAGAGTTCTATAAGCACATGGCCAAGGGTGTCAGCAACACGAGGGCTGCTGCAGAAAGAATAGCACGCACTGAATCGGCACGCTGTCAGACACAAGCTACTTTAGAATCGTTCAAAGAATATGACGTAAAGTATTGCAGATGGATTGCCGAACCGAGGGCGTGCGTTGTATGCAAGGAAATTGCATCCCACAATAGCGGATATGGAACAGGCGTGTATCTTGTTAAGAATGTGCCCACACTTCCGCAGCATCCAAATTGCCGGTGTGCGTTGTCCGCCCACTGGATAGATGAAGAGAAGTATCTATTACAAAATGAGACGACAAAAATAACTCAAAAAGATTTAAAAAATAATCTAACTGTAGATAGAGATTTAGTAAATTCAAAGTCTTTTCATGATAAATTTGAAAGAATGAATTTACGAAAATCTGTGAAAGAAATGTTATATCAAACAAGTCTTGAAATGTTGGAACATAGAGATGGAACTAATAGCGAAGATATAGCAGCTATAGATATTAGAACTGGTAATAGATTGTTCCTTAATACGAATGCCATTGATGAATCAAAAGTAAATCCAACTCCAGAAGAGTACAAATTAATTGAAAATAATGATGATAAAGTGATTTTAATTCACAATCATCCATTAAGTGGTCGTCCTTCATGGGCTGATATAAAAACATTGCAGTTAGGCGAGAAATACATTGATAGATCTATTATTATAGGTCATAAAGGAAATGTTACTGAAATATCTTTGTCTAAGAGAAATAAAGATATTATAAAAGCGTTTGAAAAATGGTATAATGACTACGTAGGAGATGGATTTACAAAGCAAGAATCAATTTTGAAAGCAACAGATAAACTGTATGAGGAGAAGGTGTTCCACTATGTCGAAAGATGAACAAAGGCTAACATGGATGGCTATTGATGATACTTATTGTATGTCTCCTGAAGAAGAAAGAAAAATACTGGATAGAGTTAATAAAAAAATAGAGAGTAACTTTGAATTTAAGAAAAGGGAAGAAGCAACAGATAAATATTTAAGAGATCATAACATTATATAAAGCATTCACATAAATAATGTGGATGCTATTTTTATGCCCTTTTTCCGAGCTGCAGGGCTAAAAGAACAACCGAGACTACAGGCTCCCAGGCCTTAAAACGCGAGGTACATCATGGATAACGATGCAACAGTAACAGATGAAACAGTAGCTGACGTAAAGGCAACAGCAACTGCTCCGGAACAGACGGCTGACGAGCCGAAAAAGACTGAACCGGAACAGAAGAAAGTTGACGCCGATGAGATTGTCAAAAAGCTTCAAAAACGCATTGGAGCTGAACAATCGAAGAAAAACAGTTACAAAGAACAGCTGGACAATGCTTTGAAGGAAATCGAAAAGCTTAAGTCCGGCAAATCAGTTAAAACGCTGTCTGACGAAGATAAGGCCAAAAAAGACGTTGATGAAAAGGATAAGGAAATCGCGGCTTTAAAAAGCCAAATCGCCCGCAGACAAACGCTTGATGATACAGATCAAGTATTGCGAGAAAACGGGTTAGTTGTTCCTTCAGACGTCTTGAGCTTCCTTGTTTCTGACGACGCAGACAACACTTATTCAAATGTCAAGGCCTTTATCGACTACACGGAAACGGTCAAGGATTCCGTGCGTGAGGAATTTAAGAAAGGCAGAACACCGAGGGTCTCCGGCACAACGGCAAAGGCTGTCAGTCAAAAAGATTTTGACGGCATGACGCAAAAGGAACGCGTCGCCTTGTTCCATGCGGACCCTGAACTTTTTAGAAAACTAACAACTACTGGAGGTAGATAACTATGGCTGATACAATTACTCAAATCGCAGACCTCGTTAATCCCGAAGTCAATGCGCCTATTATTTCTTATGCGCTTGAAAAAGCTTTGCGCTTTACACCGCTTGCTCAAGTAGACAACACGCTTGTCGGCCAGCCGGGCGATACGCTCAAGATGCCGAAGTTTACTTACATCGGCGACGCTAAAGATGTCGCGGAAGGTGCACCAATTCCGTTGGATAAGCTCGGCACCAAGACGGCATCAGTCACCGTCAAGAAAGCTGCTAAGGGTACGCAAATCACTGATGAAGCAGTGCTCAAAGGCTATGGCGACCCTGTTGGCGAATCAAACCGCCAGCTCGGTTTGGCTTTGGCTAACAAAGTTGACGATGATTTGCTTGCGGCTGCTAAGACAGGCAAGCAGAAAGCAACGATTGCACAAACCGTAGATGGCTTGCTTGACGCAATCAACACGTTTACTGACGACTCGGACGAATCTCCGCTCGTCCTCGTGACATCGCCTAAAGTTGTCACCGCAATTCTCAGAGACGCACAGAAGAACCAAATCGGCTCTGATATTGGCGCAGATGCCGTTATCCACAACACCAAGTACACCGTGGAGGGCGTGCAGCTCGTAGCTACCAACAAGTTAGGTGCAACTGAAGGCATTTTGCTTAAGGTCAATCCTACAACACCGCCTTTGAAGCTGATCATGAAGCGTGGTGTCCAGGTCGAAACAGACCGCAACATCATCAACAAGACAACGGTTATGACGGCTGATGAACACTATGCTGCATACCTTTACGACGATTCTAAAGTGGTGGTCGTAACTTTCCAGGCGGCATCTGCAGCGCCAAAAGAATAGGGGGTAAACTGATGGACAACGTGATCGATTTAACAGAGCTTAAAACCATGCTTGGCTTGGCTGATGATACTCGCGACGCGTTGCTCAGCCTCATCATCAAAACCACCGTGCAAGCATTGCGTTTTAAGCTTGCCCTTGCGCCGTCTGAGCCTTTTCCAAGCGATTTGAGCTATATCGCCCTTGAGGTATGCGTCAAGCGGTTTAACAGGCTCAAAAACGAGGGCATGGCTAGTTACTCTCAAGAGGGAGAATCAATCACGTTCAACAGCAACGATTTTGACGATTTTCAAGCGGATATCGATGCCTGGAAAGAACGCAATGGCAAAAATGCGCAAACACTGGGGCGAGGTTTTTTCTTCGACCCATACAAGCGAGGTGAGTAGCGATGAGATTTGAGTCAACGGTCAAGTTTTGGTCTGAATCGGAAGAACATTACGTGCCGGGTGTAGGGTATGAGGGTGGTGTAACTCTTGTTGCTACTACACCGGCAAACATAACTGATGTAGGCACTAACCGCAGCGCTGAAGTGTTTGGCAACGTCAAGGCCGCAAACAAAGTGGTACGCTTGCTTAGTCCGGTCGTTTTCGAGTGGTCATATCTGACGATTGATGATGGCACTAAACACTACAAAGCGGTTACGTCACGCGATTTGTCACATGGCGCAACGTTGATAGTAGGTGATGTTAATGAGTAGGGTAACGATTGAATGGGTCGGAACTAAAAAGCTGCAGAAAATGTTGGAAGCAAGCGGCAAGAAAGCTGCAATCCGCAGGGCAGTACGTAAGAACACGATGCAGCTGCACGGACGGGCTTTGTCAAATGAGCGTAAAGCCTATATCAAAGGCTACTGGACGGGCAACACAGCTCGTCAAACCACCATGTCTATCATGGGGCTTGAAGGACGTGTTACCGTCAACACCAACTACATTAATTATCTGGAAAACGGGACGCGCTTTATGGCAAAAGAACCGGCAATCAAGCCGGCCTTTAACGCTCAAAAGCGTATCTTCAAGGCTGATCTAGAGAAGATTGTGGGGTGGCAGGATAAATGAGCCCTGAACAAGAACTATATGACTACTTCTATGCCGAATGCTTGAAACTAAGGCCTAAAAGCACGTTCGACTATTTGCCGGGCGAAAAGGAAAAGGTAGACTACCCTATAATTTGTGTGGGCAACGTTAGCACGCTTTCAAGTGCTACTAAAATGCGAATTGGCGGTACGTATACGATTGATATTGACGTATGGGGCACGCGCAAACAGCGCATTGATGTAGCAGAACTGGCGGACAAGATCTACAGTCTGATCAAGCCCGGCATCATCAAGACGGCGAACTATCAGTTTTACGCTTATTTCGGCAATCAGAGCAAGCAGCTAAGCATGGATACGAGCGTACCCAACGTGATTTACCACCGTGGGGCATTGACACTTGAATTAAAACAATTCTAAATTGAAAGGATTTGATTTTACATGGCAAATGATTTAAAGATTTTGCAAGGTTTTGACGGCATCGTTATGGTACGTGACCTTGCAAAGGCAAAAACGGAAGACGCTAAAATGGTGCCTTATCTGACGTCAACGGATTTTGAGCTGTCACGTGACAGTGATTCCACCGCTACAAAGTCCGGCAACGTGGCCAAGGTAGGCAACCTTGAAACGAGTTTTAGCTTTGAGACGTTGGACAGCACATCAGAAACACTTGATTTACTGCATAAGTCGTTGGTGGATAAGACAACGCTTGAGTTTTGGTTTGTGAAACTCGGTATGCTCGGCACTGACGGCAAAAAGGTATTTGCGCACTATATGCGTGGCCGAATTTCCAAGGACAGTGAATCGGGTGACCCGGACGATAACGGGACAAGAGAATTTGAAGTTGCGATTGATGGTGAACCAAAAGACGGCTACACGAAAATCCCCGATGGTTTGCGTGAGCAGATTAACTACATCTTCCAAGGCTTGCTTAAAAACGATGGCACGAATGGCGAAGATGGTTCAGGTGCTGCTTAGTGAGCAATAAATAAATAGCATAAGGGCGCTTTTTAGAGCGCTCTTTTTTAGTAAGGAGATAAAAAATTATGGAATTAAAAATTAATAGTCATAACGTAGCTCTGGTTTTTGGCATGGCTTTTGTACGTGAACTTAATCACTTGGCAGGTGTCGCAACAAAAGAAGGCATCAACCTTGGTATGGCTTTGCAGACAACAATCCCCAGCTTGATCGGTGCTGATCCGGTCGCAATTGCAAACGTCATTTATGCAGCAACTGCACACGTCAAGACCGGCAGACCAACGCAAGAAGACGTTGACGCCTACTTGGAAAATGAAGTAGAAGACTGGGATAAGCTCGCAGAAAAGCTCGTTGTGGAACTTGAAAAATCGAACGTGACAAAGCGCCCTTTACAAGCGATGAAGGCAGCGGCAGAAAATCAAGGCTAACGCCTGAGCAAGAATACTATGATATCCAACTCAACTGCATAGCGTACCTGGGCATAACTGATTTTGACGATATCGAGCGCATGACTTTACGTGAATATCAAATCAGAATGGAAGCCTACCAGTTGCGAGAGATAACCACGCAACAACACCTATGGCAACTCGCATTTTATACACGCGACGCCAAATCAAACAACGGCAAGCGGTATAGATTCAAAGGCCCCGATGAAGTGTTTGATGTTGATAAGGCCATCGACAGTGTGCGCAGCCATTACGAAGATTGGTACACGTCAGACAGATTGGAGCGTATCAACGTGGCCAAGAAGATACAACAACGGCAGAAGGAATGGGAATTAAAACATAGAAAGGAGGACAAGCGATGACAGAAGTAGGTTTAACGGCCGTCTTGAGGGCATATGACAATGGCTTTAGTAAAGGGTTGAGCAATGCCCGAAAAGGATTGGAAGGGTTAACCGCCGCTACAAATCGCACCGGAATGAGCGCAATCAAATTCGGCGCCTTGTTTGGCGTTGCCAGCAAAGTTGCCAGCTCCGCTTTAGGTGTGGTCAAGGACAGTTTAGGCGGTGCGATCAGCCGATTTGACACGCTCAATAAATATCCCGTCGTTATGAAGGCGTTAGGATATAGTACACGTGACGTCGCCAAATCTTCAAAAATTCTTCAAAAAGGAATTGACGGGTTGCCGACCTCGCTTGACGAAATTACGGCCAGCGCTCAGCAACTGGGACCGTTGACCGGTTCGGCTAAAAAAGCGGCTCAATCAGCCGTGGCACTCAATAACGCCTTTTTGGCAAGCGGTGCTTCAACCGCAGACGCAAGCCGTGGTTTGATCCAGTATACGCAAATGTTATCGACTGGTAAGGTCGATTTGATGTCGTATCGAACATTGATGGAAACGATGCCGATTGCTTTGCGCAAAGTGGCCAACGCCTTCGGCTTCACGGGCAAATCAGCGGAGCAAGATTTATACGCGGCACTGAAAGATGGCTCGATCACGATTGACCAGCTGAATGATAAATTCATTGAGCTGAACGGAGCTCAAAATGGATTTGCAGAATTGGCCCGCAAGAACAGTGCCGGAATTGGCACTTCGTTTGCCAACCTTAAGGCATCTGTTGTTAAAAACCTAGCTAACATGATTACCTACATCAATGACGGCTTTGCAAAAGCGGGCTTTGGCTCGATTGCGCAACAGTTAGATAACCTCAAATACACGATTAATGACGCATTTACGGCAATTGGCCCTGTCGTATCTAAGGGCACTGAGGTAGCTTTACAGTATCTCAAGCAAGAGCTGCCGACGATTAAGAAGGTATGCAGCGACGTTAAAAGCTCGCTCATGTCTTTCTTCCAATTTCTGGAGGACCATAAAGACGGTGTAAGGGCGACCGCCAAGGCTTTGCTTTACTTATGGGCGGCAATCAAGGCCGGATCTGCCACGGTCAAGACGATAACCACAATCTCGACCGGTTGGAAGACGTTTTTAAAGGTCATTTCCAAAATTGGCGTGATTGTGGGCGTGGTAAGCGACGCATTCAGCACGCTTGCAATCGGTGCTATGTACGTAGGCGATGCTATAACCGGTATTGCCGGCACCATTGGCGCGCTTATCGCAGCGGCAAGCCCGATTACGCTTGTTGTGATTGCCATCGGTGCGGTAGTAGCTGCTTTGGTAGTCTTTTTTACCAAAACTAAGCTTGGCAAAAAACTATGGGGCGAATTTACGGACTTTCTCAGCAACGCCTGGAACAAGCTCAAAGAGTTGGCATCGTCAACATGGGATGCAATTACCGACAAGGTATCTCAGGCGGCCGATGCGGTTAAAAACGCATGGAGTGGCGTTAAAGACTGGTTCAACGGCATCTGGAGCGGAATCAAGGACGCGGCCAGCTCAGCAGTCCAGGGTATAGAGGACGCTTGGAATGGCGTAAAGCAATGGTTTAGCGATTTGTGGCAATCGATTGTTGACGCGGTATCGCCATACTGGCAGTCATTCTTGACATCAATCCAGCCGGTGATTGACGCGTTCAAGAATTTGTGGGACGCGCTCAAAGAGTTCTTCCAAACTTTGTGGGACGCTATCACAAGTGCTGCTCAAGCCGTTTGGAATGGATTTGTGACTAACGTTGTAAATCCGGTTGTCGAGGGCGTCAAGTCGGCTTGGCAAGGCATTAGCGACTTTTTCAGCAGCTTATGGCAAACTATCACCGGCTTTGCGTCCACCGTCTGGAATGGTTTTGTAACAACCGTTGTAACGCCCGTTGTTGAGTTTTTTAAGTCTGTTTGGTCGGGTATTACCGACTTCTTCAGCAGTTTATGGCAAGGCATCGTTGACTTTGCGTCGGGAATTTGGAACGGGTTTGTCAGCACGGTAGTATCACCGGTTGTAGATGGTGTAAAGTCTGCATGGTCAGGCATCACCGATTGGTGGTCGGGTCTTTGGAATGGTATCAAAGATGTTGCATCCAATATCTGGAATGGCATCAAAACCGTAATTGGCATAGCCATCAATGCGGTTAAAACCGTTATTAGCAACGTGGCCAACGTTATCAAGACGCTTTGGAAAGATTTTTGGAACGGTATTAAAGTGATTGTATCCGGCGTATGGAACGCTATAATCACGATCGTATCTGCATGCATCAATGCGGTCGCAAAAATCATCAGGGCGATTACCAACGCTATCAAAGGCAACTGGAAAGCCGCATGGAATGACGTCAAATCGGCATTCAGCGGTATTTGGCGTTCTTTAAGCGGCGTCGTTCGTGGTGCTTTTGGCGGCGTCATAAGTGCCATCAGCAACGGCATGGGCAAGGCCATCAATGCAGTCAGAAGCAAGGCTAACTCGCTTTGGAGTGCCGGCAAGAACTTTGTCATGGGCTTTGTCAAAGGTATTAGAGGTGCTATCGGCAGTGCTGTTTCTGCCGCCGCTCACATGGCAAAATCAGCGCTTAAGGCGGCCAAGTCGGCATTGGGTATTCACTCCCCATCACGCGTCATGCGTGATCAGGTCGGCTACTATGCTGTTGCCGGCTTTGCAAATGGGTTGACTGATAACAAGAGTATGGTGGCCAAAGCAGCTCAAGCACTGGCAGATTGTGCGGTAGTCAAACCGGCTAGCGACTGGTCAGCGATGGCAACAGACGGCTTTAACACCGCATTTGCCCAAGCATACAGTGCAGATATCAACATGCACAGCACAATCACCGTAGAAGTACCGGTAAACCTTGACGGCAAAACAATTGCCAAAGTTACGGCTCAACCGCTAGAAGACGAGCTCAACCGCAGACAAGCACGCAGTCAACGGTTATATGGCAATAGATAGGGGTGATGATTTTGTACGATTTTATCGATTTAAATAGTCACGATATGACAGGCGATGCATGGCTATCACCTGAAGCGATAACGGTGGACGGTGTAACGCTTGACCAGGCGATTCCGGAATTTACCACGCTGCAGGTCACGGGGCGTGAATTGGTCGGTTATAGCCTAACTACCGTGACAGTCGGCAATCAAGACGGTTCAACATTGCAGAAAAAGCGCAGAGAACCACGTAAAATCACGGTCAAATATCAGATTGACGCAGAAACACCGCAACGTTTTAGGGAAATTTACTACAAGCTCAATCAAATTCTGAGCGGAGAAAACAAAAAAATCAGTTTTGCTGATGATCCGGATAAATACTTCATCGGGACACTTTCCGATGTCGATACACCGGAGGGCGGCAGACTATCGGTCATTTCAAGTTTTGAATTTACGTGCTTTGACCCGTATGCTTACGCAAACAAAGAAGATGTTTTCGCGTTTGGCGATCAGACGACCACTCAGCAGATCAGCGTAGACATGGCTGACAAAGTAGCAGGCAAGACATCGCCCGTACCACATGCAATCTACAAGGGGCATGTGTTAGGAGATGGGGCAATCGAACCGCCCGGCTACTATACGCAAGAGCTAACTCAGCTTGAGTATGGCTATCTTGGCAGTTTGAACGGACGTTGCGCTTCGAGTGCTACAAAGAGTGAGTACGATAACTCACTGGGAAGCTTCCAATTGTACGCTACCGAAAGTGGAGGATTAGACAGTATCAAGATCGAGGGTGATAAGCTCAAAATCAAAGGTTGGCATGTGGATAACTCGTCAGCATGGCGCAAATACGCCTACATCATCGTCACTGATGAAGACAGTAAAAATCGTGAGTACAGTCGGCTTAAAGTTACGCTTACCGCTCGTCCGGATATTCAAAAAACGCACTCGAACATAGCCGGTAGCGGCATGTGCGGATTTGAAGGTAGCTTGCCCTGGACTAATGACATGGTCAACAAACGATTGAGGGTGCGCCTGAGATACACCAACGATGCCGCCGGCAACGGGAATTATAGCGATTGGTCAACGATTGTAAGGCCGCAAAATCTATGGCGCTATCAGGTACCGCATTTCGTGGCCAAGCTGAACGTAGTAGGTGCAATCGAGCAAGCTCAGCCCGGTTTTTTTGCCAAATATGGGATTGCCGGTGATGTTGAGCGTTTGAACTGGGTCAAAAACAACGTCAGCTCGGCAAACGTCAAGATTTGGGGATATGGCAACAACGGCTTTTATGCACAAGCCTATAAACCTGCTTCCGGTTGGGCAAATGCAGTAAAACATACGCAAAATAAGTCAGCAATGCTTGAGCTGGATTATCAGACATCAGATGACCTTTTTGGCTATGTAGACAGTAACGGCAATTTATATATGGATATTTACGGAAAGTCGAGCACGGGCGAAACGGATATCTGTCTGGACTATATCCAACTGACTATGCTTATCGCAACACCGGTAACTAACGCTTTGAACGTGATCAATGAGGGCACACAACCCGTGCCGGTACGCTTTGAGCTGACTAATCATGGAGAAAACGGGTATATCGGCATTGCTAACGGTAAGACGGCTTATCTGCTCGGCAATCCTGACGAAGTGGACGGCAAAACAACCGTAAAATCACAATGGATTGCACAGCGTGATGATAACCCGGATCATGGGCTTAAACAATGGACCATTAACGCAGGCGTTTTGAACGATTGGAACGCAAATCCGCTTCAGCAAGGGGCGTTTGAAGATCCGGCAAAAATCAGAGAGCGACGCTGGCGCTTGCGTAATGCGCAGGGTGGCGTAACCGCTTGGGGTACGGGTCAAGACAGTACCGGAACAACTAAGGGGTGGCACGGGCCGTCAGCAAGCGTTGTGTTCCCGGCTGATAGTAACATCAAGAATTTTACGGCTCATTTTTATACGCAGTTTTTGTTTGGGAACATGACCATGCATGGCTTGCAACAGTTTAACATCTGGGACGTCAACCGCAATCTTTTGATGTCGGTTCAGCTTTGGAAGTGGATTAACTGTCATGCATCCCTCAAAATTCGCGTGGGTGATCATTGGATTTTAACCGATGAGAACAACGCAAAGTGGGATAACTTTTTCGGCCAAATCAACGTTCAAAGAATCGGAAACACGTATACCATTACGCTTGAATCGATTGAAGGAAGCAACCGTAACAAGCAGGTAATCAGCTACACTGACGCGGTATCGGGTGCAAAATTAGCGGGTGGAATGACGTACTGGAAGGCAATCTTTCAAGACAACAGTTCTAAGGGTATGTGGAATGACCTTTATGATTTTTGGATTAGAAAAGACAACGTGGAAACGTATACCAATATTCCTAACATCTTGAAAGAAGGCGACAAACTGGTTATTACCGGTGACAATGGCAAAGTGACAACAAAGCTTAACGGTGGGTCAGCGTTGAAGTATCAAGACATCGGCAGTCAGCCTATCATAGTCAATCCGGGTAACAATCACATTACTTTTGCCTACTCAAACTTTGCTGACAGACCGGACGTGACAGCGTATATCAGGCGCAAATATTTATAGAAAGGAGCGATAAGACGTGCAGATTTACGTATTAAACCGAGCAAGAGAAACACTGGCTACCACCAGTGGCATTTATGACGATAAACACACGCTCACGCTTGACGCAGGATCAAGCTCATATGAGTTTAAGATCAGCAAAAACGACGAGGCCAGTCAGTATATGGATAGCGGCAATTACATTGTGCTACAAGACGATGACGGCAAGACGTGGCTTTTTACCATCTTGGATTACGAGGAAACGCAGTATACAAAAACGGTGTACGCAGAAGATGCCGGCATCGAGCTGCTAAATAAAGCGTGCGACATCTGGAAAAGCAGCGGTCCGCATAGTTTTGAATACTATTTTAATTTAGTAACGAGCGGCACACCATGGCAACTCGGCGTCAATCAGCTAGCCGGCCTTGAACGAACTTTAAAGTATGAAGGACGAGATACCGGACTAGGGCGTTTACTGTCAATTTTGAAAGGCTTCGATAGTGCCGAATGTACTTTTGATGTCACCGTCAAGATGAACGCTCCGTCAGAGTTTAAAATCAACGTTTATAAGCAGGTCGGCAGTGACCGGTCAGACGTGCAGATGGCATATAGCCACGAACTCAACGATATCGTAAAAAAGGAATCGAGAGCCGAGTTTGTCACCGCTTTATGTGGTGTAGGTGGAACTATCCAGACCGAAGACGGTCAAGGAAACACGCAAGACGCAGGTAACATCGATTTTGCCGATTTGGAGTACAACAAGGACGGCTTAGTCACGACTAAAGGCGATAAATTCTTACGTGCAGTTGACGCTAACAAACGTTTTAATCCCGGCCAAACAACATATATAGAAGCATTTTATGAATACGATACGCAATCGGCCAGCGAGCTGCTGAACCGCACTGTCACACGGCTCAAGACGTACAGCGAACCGCAGTACACGTATACGGCAGACGTCAAGATTATCGACAGTACGCTAAAAATCGGCGATACGGTAACGATTATCGACCACGACTACAATCCGGCACTTTACTTGTCGGCAAGAGTGGCCAAACTGGAAAAATCGTATACGGATCCGTCGCAGAACACAATTGAGTTTTGCAACTATCGGTTGTTGTCAAGCCGCTTAGCTGACAAGCTGGCAAAACTGCAGACAGTTGTCAACAAGATGCCGTCGGCAAGTCAAGTCGGCAAATTGGAAAGCAACGTATCTGACCTGTCTAAAAAACAAGATGAATTGGCGTCGCAGATCACGTCTGCAAACGGGAAAAATACCAATTTTTACGGTAAGACAGAGCCGGTAAACCCGAAAAACGGCGACATTTGGTATAAAAAACTGGAAAATGGCGAAATTGAAATGTATCAACGCCAAGACGGTGTGTGGCAGCTGCTAGCGTCAACCGCAGACTTAACCACGGTGCAAACCGAGCTTGACCAAGCCAAAACGGACATGGAACAAGCCAAAACGGATGCTCAAAACGCATATGACGAGGCAATCAAAGCTACCAACACGGCAAACGGGGCTAAAGCACAGACTGACGAAGCACTCAAACAGGCTAAGCAGGCAAACGACAGCTATATAACGCTTGCTAAAGAGGTAGCCGATAACAAGTCAAGTGCGGATGCAGACTATCAAAAAGCTCAAGCTGACATGATGCAAGCGCAAAAAGATTTGGCAAGCGTGACGGACACGGTAACCGAAGTCAAAAAAGGTCAAGGTGAACTGTCAACGAAGATAGCCGGCAAGGTAGATAACACGGTATATCAGACATACGTCAAGCAGACAAATCAAGCCTTGTCCGAGAAACTGGTATCAAGTGACCTCAACGGCTATGCAAAAACCGTAGATGTCACCAAAAGCATTAATGGCGTCAAAACCACGGTAGCGGACAACGCCGGCAAAATAGCCACCATGCAAACGGACGTTAACGGCATTAAAACCAATGTCAAAAATGCACAGGGCGATATATCGAGTTTGCAGACTGACGCAAAAAGCATTAAAGCAACTGTAAGCGACCATACAGGCAAGATAACGCAACTGACTACCGATGTTAACGGGGTCAAGTCAAGCGTATCAAGCAAGGTTGATAAAACAACGTACCAGTCATATGTCGCTCAAACAGACAAAGCACTGTCTGCTAAACTGACGGCAAGCGACCTGAAAGGATATGCTAAGACGGCAGACGTCAAGCAGACAACAGACGGGCTGTCTGCAAGCATAACTAAGGTGCAAGGCAACCTTGCTTATCAAGCGAGCGAGCTTATCGGCAAAAAGAGTTTTGAAGACAGAAGCGTTGGGGAGTGGACGTGCAATGACTTCAAAACCAAAGCTGTTATCAGCAACGTTAGCGGCTACAGTGCATATGGGTATACCAAGTGCATTTGTACACCTAACAACAATGACCTGTACTGGAATGTCGATTGCAAAGTAAATCCTGGCGACAAGTATTATGTAGAACTGTTAGTCCCGAACTTTTACAGCGTGCATGGCGGGCGCGCAATAAACGTTAGAGGTCTCTTTAGGTACACTAAAGACGGAAAAACTGCTTGGCAAGCGGGACCATCTGGTCAAGTTGCAGGCAATACTACTGGGTGGATTAAAGGCATCATAACCGTGCCAGATGGCATCACAAGCGTAAAGCCATGCATATCAGTCAAAGACAATGGGGTTACCTGTGCTGTCCATCTGACATATGCAAGTTTTGTGAAGCTTGATGACTACACGCAGTCGCAACTCGACACGCTTTCAGGCAAGATAACGGCGACTAGTGACCGTTTATCTTCCGTCTACACCAAGTCGGAAACCGATGCAAAGCTAAAAACGAAAGTAGAACAATCGGTACTCACGCAGACAAGCAACAACTTATCTGCAAGCATAACCAAAAACTCGAAGATACTGGCAAGTGCCGGTTTGGTCAACGATAATGCATATATCAACGCAAACCGGATCGCCTTGAACGGTAAAACGTTAATGACCAATGCAACAATCAACGACGCTTTCATCGGCAACGTAAGTGCTAACAAAATCACGACGGGCACGCTCAATGCTGCTAAAGTTAATGTAATCAACATTGATGCATCGAAAATCACCACCGGCACGCTGACGGCCGTTGAAATGCATCAGAACAAATGGGGGACTGATACGTGGATTAATGAAGACGGCATACACAACCAAATGGGTAGCGATAACGTGTGGATAAAAGATGGGACGCTAGCAGCGTTTGATTCGGGCGGGCAAGGCATGTATATGGAGTCGGGGCAGTTAACGTTAGCTAGCCATGCATACTGGCAGACAGGCGGGGGGAGTGACAGCATAAATTACGGTGTTATCAAGTGTGATGATAATATCTTCGGCGCAAAAGGAGTAGGTGTAATCGGCAAAGGAGGGTTTAACATCAGGACCGACAATTGTGACCTTTCTTACTTAAGCGGCCCTCTTTTCGCTGAATTTTCTGGAACGGGAATCATCGGAGCTGATGATGGCAGAATGATGCTGGGGGGTGATAAAGCTATCTTTATAACAGCCGGTGAAGTTTATGAAGACATAAGCATCTCGGATATTAATAACAGACCATATGTTCAAGTTGGTGGCCGGTTAAATAACCCCGCAGATTTGAGTAAAGCCGGTTCTTCCATCGTGATAAACGCTTGGGACATCAAACTTAATGCTTGCGGCAAGGATAATCGTAATATCATCATGAACAGGCTGACATACAATGGCGAACATACCATCAACCTTAATGACAGCACATCCGATTTATGGTGGGGTCCAAAAATGCACGCCCCGTCTTTTGTCAACACATCAGCACTATCTAAGAAGATGAACATTACTAAGTTAGATACGCAGACTGCAATCAACGCCATTAAGAACACGGATATTTATGATTATCAGTTCAAAGAGTTTGGAGAAACCGGCAAACACTATGCCAGCCTTATCATTGATGATGTTAATGATAAACCACAGTATCGGGCGGCCGGTGCTTTTGTCGACGGCTTGGGACGTGATGACGGAACACAACTGGGGTATCTGACAGTTGTAGTGCAGAATCTATTGAAAGAAATTGATACATTGAAAGAAAGGATTGATAAGTAGTGGAGCACACTCAAAATGTAATTCAGCAGTTGGCGATTGAAATCGCCAACGACAAAGTGACTATTGCAGAACTCAAAGCACAAATTGAAGAATTAAAGGAAAAGGAAAGTGAGCAAAATGAAATTGACTAATATCCAATATAACTTTAACGAAGACGGAACAACACAAAGTATCAACGTTTCGATGAGATTCGACGCGTCACCTAACTATGTGTCGGCAAGCATTGAGTTGTCGGTATCGGATTTGACAGACGGCAAAACGCTTGACGATTTGACACGTAAGCAAATCAGCGATCTTGCACATGCAAAACTGGTCAAAATCGTAGGCTAACGCAAAACGTGGTGGGTGGTAGGATAAAAAGGAGTGATTTAATGCTGCATATAGAATATTTTAAACATTTGTCAGCGCTGATTGACAATCCTGTATTTTTTGCTTTCTTTTTAATCGTTTTGGCCGACATCATAACAGGCTTTCTTAAGAGCCTTATTGTCAAGAATACGACGTCAAGCAAGGGGCTCAACGGTCTTATCAAGCACTCAACGCTGCTGCTGATCATGGCTATCTTATATCCATATCTTGAGATTTACGGTATGGCAGATATGGCCAACACACTGATAATCTTCTATATCCTTTTTTACGCTATCAGTCTTGTTGAGAACCTTGGAGAGATGGGTATACCGATTCCAGAGTGGCTTAGGAAGTATATCTATAAACTGTCGGATGAGTACAAGAAAGGGGATGTAAAAGATGAAAAATTGCAAAAATAATGCTCTAAAATGTGTTTTGATAACAATTTTTTGCATTACGGCACTTTCGCTTTCAACTATACCAGTCAGTGCCGCCAAGGGAGACCAGGGCGTAGACTGGGCACGGTACCAGGGCACAACCGGCAAATGGGGCTATGCACACGACAAGTTCGCCATCTGTCAGTTGGGCGGTACTACAGACGGACGCACATGCTACCTGCAGGGCACCTACCGCACCCAGGTGGCGGCGACCATCGCCATGGGACGAAGAGCACACACCTACATTTGGTGGCAGAATGTCACAGACCGCTCACAGGCGGACACGGTACTAGACTATCTGTTGCCCAGAGTACAGACACCCAAGCAGTCCATCGTGGCTCTGGACGTGGAAAGCGGACAGCAGAACACAAACACGGTTGACTATGCGCTAACCCGTATCAAGCAAGCCGGTTATACGCCTGTGCTATACGGCTACAAAGGATATCTGCAAAGTCACGTTGACTTGGCAAGCCTAGCTAAAAAGTATCCGCTTTGGCTAGCAGCATATCCTGATTACAACGTGACCACAAAACCTAACTACAATTTTTTTCCGTCATATGGCAACGTGGGTATCTACCAGTTTACGTCAACCTATGTAGCCGGCGGACTGGACGGGGACGTAGACTTGACGGGCATTACCGACAACGGATATCGCAACGGGGACGCAGGCAAACCTGTAAGCAAACCACAGGCAGTAAAACAAGGTATCGTGGCGGACAACACGCCCAAAAAAGATATTTCCACGGGCTACACCGTTAAGGTCAACTACAGTGCTAAGCGTTGGGCGAGTGGTCAAGCTATCCCTAACTGGGTAAAAGGGCGCATGTATCCGGTTGTGCAGACAAGCGGATACAAGGTGCTGTTAGGCGGTATCATGAGTTGGATCAACAGGGCTGACGTGGAAATTTTGCAGACCGCAAAGCAGACCACCGGTAGTACCTACACGGTGCAGAGTGGTGATAGTTGGTGGTCAATCGCTACTCGTCACGGTATGTCTATGTATACATTGGCGGCGCGCAACGGCAAGACGATTTACACTGTTATCCATCCGGGCGACAAGCTGACCATCAGCGGGCAGACAACACGTATCTATACGGTCAAATCAGGCGATACTTTATCGGGCATCGCAAACCGATTAGGCACGTCGGTAAGCTCATTGGCTAGTCGCAATCGCATCAGCAACCCTAACCTAATTTTCGTTGGCCAACGATTGAGTTACTGATGTTATAATTAATATATGCTCAACAGAGCAAATATATATGTAGAAATTTGCTTTGCTAGTATAAAACAAATATTTCGTTCAAGCCCCGTATCGTATCATACGGGGTTATTTTTTATGCAAAAAAATATTTTTAAAAGCCGTGAAAAAGAGTTGCAATATCTAACATATATGTTATAATTAAGACATAAGTTAAGGAAAGAAGGAAACAAAAATGATCAAGGAAACAATTGAAGTGAAGTACATTATGAGCAAGGAAGACAGGACGGTCGCCTTGTCACCGGAAGACATTTGGCCAACGAACACATGGGAGCATGAGTATTGGAACGAAACGAAGGTTTTCACTCAGTTCAAAAACAATGGCCAAGTTTCAAAAAGTGACTGCAGCGGGTATGATGTTGTTAATCGCGAAGCTGAACGCTTGCTGAAAGAACGTCTTGAACTGAAGGCAAGTACGGTTGAAGATCAAGCAAAAGCAAATGAACTGTCTAAGATTGTTACGAAGGCTTTTGAAGGAAAAGAAACATACGATATCGAATGGGACTACATCGAACAGGGCGAATTTGATGATACGAAAACGCCCGGCTGGGTAACGATTAAGTCGAAAACCAGTCATTCAAGCTGGTATCAAAACGGCGGGTTTGCGAACCGCCCTAGTGAATATCACTATCAAGTGCCTGAAGAAGTTAAGGATGAAGCTCTTGAATTGCAAGGGCTTCGCAAGAAACATCAAAACGATATGACGTTTGATTTTTATGCATGCGACTATCCGCGCCGAACAGTCAGAGTTGCTGACCATGATAATTTTTAAAAAAAGTTGTCAAAAACAATTGCAATATCTAACATATATGTTATAATAAGAATGTAAAGAAGTTAAGGAAATAAAACGAAAGAAGGAATTAAAATGAAGAAAATTATCAATGGCAAAATGTATAACACTGAAACCGCAACGGAACTCGGGGACTTTTGGAACGGTCTTTCAAAGAGTGACTTCCGACAAGTGTCGGAAACGTTGTATCGCAAGAAAAACGGCGAATTTTTCCTGTACGGTCAAGGGGGCGCAATGACTGAATACAGTCAGCCAGTCGGCGACATGACTGGTGGCGGAGAGAAAATCATCCCGTTCACCGAAGAACAGGCAAGGAATTGGGCAGAAGAGCGACTTGATGCGGACGAATACATCGAAATCTTCGGGGAACCTGAAGAATAGCATAAAAAACGAAGCCCCGTTTCTTAGTGGAACGGGGCTGTTTGTATTCGAGGAGGAATCGTTATGAAACGAAAAAGGAAACTCATACCGCTTGAGTTGCAAAAGCGGTACGATAAACTGTTAGGTGTTGTGCCAGAATTGGCAACAGTGCAAGATGTCCAGCGATCACTGGATATCATAAAAGGGCATACCAACGCCGAAGGCTTTAACGCGCTAGGATATGCGCTTACCAACGTTTTCGAGGGCGCATGGTTAAAAGACGCCAAAGCTATATACGACTTTGACAAAACATTATTTGAAACGTTGAGCGATCAAACCGATTTATCAGTTGCCAGCGAGACGTTAAAACGCCTGCCGTTTAAATGCGCATATATCTGCATGCCCGTTAAACTGGAGGGCCCACAAGACACACCCATGGATGGCTTCTTTGCTTTAAAAGAGAAAGACGTAATCAAGTGCCTGTTCGTGTCTGTAGATACTTTAGCATTTGGCCAGCTGGACATCCACTTGGATGCTAGAACGTTTGAAGAAAACGAAAAACTAAGTATTGAAGAAGCCCGACGTTATGGCGCTGAGTTTGTCCGCTCACCAAATAGCGCCACGACGAGAGCATCTAAAATGATAGTGCAGTTGTTGTTATACCTATGTGCTGCTAACGCTGACGTGCAAGAGCGCAGACCGACCACCACACAGACTAAAAAGACGTCAAAGACAACCGACAAGCGCCCGGTTAGACATTGGGATGTTGGGATACGTGTAGGCGCTACAATTAAGCGCAATCGTTCATACGCTGCAAAAACGCAGCACAAAGGTGGCGAACATAAGCAGCACGCCCGCCCCCGCCCACATTTGAGACGTGGCCACTGGTCGCATTTTTGGACCGGGAAACGAGACAGTGCGGACCGTGAGCGTATTTTAAAATGGATTGAACCGGTGTATATCAACGCGGATTCCCCCGATGATTTACCAACGACTATCCATCGAGTTAAGTAAAGGAGAAAAATATGAAAAAGACAAGTGAATCACAAATCAAGGCCGTCAGGGCTTACGAAAAAAGAAACCCGGCACTGACATACTATCAAACACGATGGAGCAACGCCAGAGCTTTTGTATCAAGTAAAGCAGACCGCTTTGAGGAAGCAAAGCAAGCCGCAGGCATCAGCCGGTACCGTGAAGATTTGAAAAACTTGCGAGACATGATTGACGAGAAATTAAACGAAATGTAAAAAAAGACCCTCGGCAAAAACCGGGGGTCTTTTTATGCACCAAAAATTAGGAGGCTATTTCTAGTTACAACTCTGCAAGCCTTTGTGTCGCCTTGACCACTTTACGTTACCTTAAAAGGAAAAGTGAATAAACTAATTCACAACCCTATTATAGCACAATTGAATAGTTTTAGAAACAGTGATTGAAATGGCGGTAGTTCTTTTCATCATAAGTTTATTGATTTTGCTGATTGTTCCGAATCTTTCAAAACAAAGAACGCATGCCGACAAGGTCAATACCGAAGCACTTCAGACCGAGCTTAATTCGCAGGCTCAGCTTTATGCCGACGACAAGAACGTCGCAATTGAAACAGTCAACGTTAAAATGCTTGAAAATGATAAATATTTGACAGAAAAGCAGGCTGAAAAAATGCAGGCTAAGCATTTAGAGCCGGAAACCTACGGAAAAAGCGAAAGCAAATGA